GTCGCTACAGGCCCTACCACATCAACAAGAACCAGACGATGGTGAATATGACACATTTCTTATGCTTGCCGGTCGTGGATCGGGCAAGACTCATACGGCCGCTCATTGGATTGGCATTCGCGCTTGGGTGTATGACAACACCCGCTGGCTCGTCACAGCGCCCACCTCCAATGACATACGAGCAACTTGTTTTGAAGGAGACTCTGGGCTCCTTAACATCATCCCATCTAGTCTTATCCGAGACTACAACAAATCCTTATTTGAAATCACTCTTACCAATGGATCCCTTATACAGGGAATCCCAGCGTCCGAACCAGAACGGTACCGCGGTAAACAATTCCATGGTGCCTGGTTCGACGAGCTCTGTGCCTTCGAGTATCTTGACGACGCCTACGACGGTGTGCAGTTCACATTGCGTCTTAAAGACCCCCGCATCCCCCGCGTCCAGCAAATCATCACCACAACACCCAAGCCAAAAGAGCTCATCGTCGACCTTAACGAAGGAAAAATAGGCGGGGATGTATATGTAGTTAACGCGTCATCTTATGACAACAGAGACAACCTCTCAGAGACATTCTTCAAACAGCTTGAGACTTACGATGGTACAGATATTGGCCGTCAAGAGATCTATGGCGAGATCCTTGATCCAGAGGCATCTGGCATCATTAAACGTCGCCAGTTCCGTATGTGGCCCGCAGACAAACCAACACCACCCCTGGAGTACGTCATTGCGTCGTATGATCCGGCGACTTCTGAAAAAACAATGAACGACCCCACGGCCTGCACTGTCTGGGGAATATTTGAGCAGCAAGACGCGGGCACCGCGGTCATTTTGCTAGACGCATGGGACGAGCACCTGTCATACCCAGAACTTCGACGTAAGGTCATCAACGACTTTAAAGAGGTCGTATACGGCGCGGACAACGAGTTTGGTAAGGGACGCAAGGCCGACCTTATTTTGATGGAGGACAAGTCTGCCGGTATCTCCCTGATCCAGGAGCTTCAAGGATCTGGAGTCCCGGTCAGAGGATACAACCCTGGAAGAGCGGATAAGGTGCAGCGTCTAAACATTGTGGCCCCATTAGTCGCCAAGGGTAAAGCGTTTATACCTGAGGACAACAAACAAAAGGGTGAGTACGCCTCGTGGACAAAACGTTTCCTAAGACAGGTATGCTCGTTTCCTGAGGCGGGCGGCCATGATGACTACGTGGACTCACTATCGCAGGCGCTGCGTGTTCTAAGAGACTCTGGATGGATACAGCTAGATCCACTGCCCGCTAGAGACTACGACTACGCCGATACAGACGCATCTAAGCGATTTGTCAATCCCTACGCCCAATAAGGGCGGATTGTGCCTATTTCTTGCATTATTATAAATAGGAATAATACATGAATCCAATCAAATCCCCACATCAACTACTCCTGGAAGAAGCAGGGGCGTCCTTGGATCCTAGTCCCGGTTTAGTAAACACGCCACAGCAGATGTTAATGCAGCAGGCAAACATATTACCTCACCTAGCACTTGGCGGTGCTGTAACACCTGCTGATATGCAGGCCGCACTGATTGTAAACGGAAATACTCCACAACATTTTGCAACTGGCGGACATCCAGAATCATTTCTTGAAAAATTAAAAGCGCTTTTAAAACATGTACCAATGCCCGCAACATTAAACGTTGGTTTAGGTTTACCGGGCGCGTATGAAGAGCACGAGAACCTACAAAAGAATTTGCAAGGCGGTAACTACGGTTCTGCAGCAAATAACGCACTTCACTTAGGCGCTTCACTGAGCCCTTATTTTTTAGTACCAAGCATGTATGACGCTGGTAATTATTTATCAGAAGCATCAGCAGGACATTTAGCGCACGACCCAGCATACAGACAAAAGATGCAAGATATGTCATCCACACCAATGGGTGGGGCGCTCGCTGGCGATACAGGATTAGCATCCCAAATTCTGGGACAACACGAATACGACGAGCCTCCTAGCATTTTGGCTGGCACAACATTACCAAAACGATAATCTATGGCAAACCCACAACTACCGATTCAAGCAGGCGGAAATCTTCCAGGTCTTAACGATCGCGAAGAAGATGTTAAAAATGCGGAAGAACAAGATGCAGAAATGGAGCAGTATGAAGACGCACTTGGTCTTGACCCAGACGAGGTAGAGCAAGAAGTTATTGAGCTAGAAGATGGCTCAGTTGTGGTTAACTTCCAAGAAAAGAAAAGCCCTAAGCAAGACCCTGAGTTTTATGAAAACTTGGCTGAGGTATTTGATGAGGACGTTCTCCAATCTTTGGCAATTGAATTTTTAGACTTTATCGACGTAGATAAAGAGGCACGCACCGAGCGTGACAAACAGTACGAAGAGGGACTACGCCGTACCGGTTTGGGTAAGGACGCGCCCGGAGGCGCAACCTTTGATGGAGCCTCCAAAGTCGTTCACCCAGTTATGGCCGAGGCATGCGTTGACTTTGCTGCCTCCGCATCTAAAGAGCTTCTCCCATCTGATGGCCTGGTTAAGACAGACATCAAGGGTAGCGCAGATAAACTTAAGACTGATACAGCAGAGCGCAAAGCAAACTTCCTTAACTGGCAGCTTACCGAACAGATCCCTGAGTACCGCGACGAGATGGAGCAGCTGTTTACTCAGCTACCGTTAGGTGGATCACAATTCTTTAAGTGGCGCTTTGACTTTGAACAAAAGCGTCCTACCTGTGAGTGGGTAGCAATTGATAACATATTGCTGCCGTACTCATCAACAAACTTCTATACATCACCACGGGTAACCGAGGTACAAGACATTACAGAAGACACGTTCTTACAGCGTGTTGAGGCTGGTATATACCGTGACATAGACTCACAGTACACCTCTGACGCGCCGATTAACGATCAGACCCGTTCTGAAAAAGCAAACAACAAAATTGAAGGCAAAGAAAATTCTATCAAGAACGTTGATGGACTTCGCCGCATCTATGAGATTACCTGTTTCATTCGTTTGGATGACGACGAGCTTACAGATGGAAAACGCGCACCATACATTCTGACAATTGACGAGTCTAGCAGCCAGGTACTGGCACTATATCGTAACTGGGAAGCAAACGATGAAAAGCTGGAAAAACTGGACTGGTACGTCGAATACAAGTTTATCCCTTGGCGTGGAGCTTACGCTATTGGACTACCTCATCTCATTGGTGGTCTTTCTGCTGCTCTTACCGGTTCTCTTCGCGCTTTGCTTGACGCTGCTCATATCAACAACAGCCAGACAATGCTTAAGCTCAAGGGTGGACGCATTGGTGGACAGTCAGACAGAATTGAACCAACACAAGTAGTAGAAATTGAAGGCGCACCGGGCGTTGACGATGTACGTAAGATTGCCATGCCGATGCCGTTCAACCCACCATCGTCTGTATTGTTTAACATGCTTGGATGGCTGACAGATGCCGCTAAAGGTGTTGTTACTACCGCTGAAGAAAAAATTAGCGAGGCAAATAACAACATGCCAGTGGGTACCGCGCAGGCTCTTATCGAGCAGGGCGCTAAGGTATTCTCTAGCATCCACGCACGCATGCACCGCTCACAGGCCAAGTCGCTTGCTATCGTATCCCGTATCAATCACTGGTACTTGGAAGAGATGGACAACCAGTCTGGTGAAGAGATCAAGGTTCGTGACTTTGCGGCAAACAACGACATCCGCCCCGTATCAGATCCTAACATCTTCTCTGAGACACAGCGTGTTGCACAGAACCAGGCACTCTTGCAAATGGCAGGAAGCGCGCCCCCAGGAATGTTTGACGTACGTGCCGTATACCGTCGCGTGCTACAGCAATTAAAAGTTCCGGCAATTGACGAGGTTCTTCCAAACCCAATGGGCGCGGCAGAGTCTAACCCTGCGCTAGAGAACGTCTCCATGACAATGGGACGACCAGCCGCGGCCTATCCAGACCAAGACCATGTGTCTCACATTAAGATTCACTTAGACTATGCAAATAATCCAGCTTATGGTGGTAACCCTGTTATTGGGCCTGTTTTTGCTCCTCATGCTTTAGAGCACATCAAGCAGCACTTAACACTACACTACCTACAGTCTATGCGTGCCTATGTGGCACAGGCAGCAGGCGGAAAAGATACACTAGACCTACACCAAGAAAAACCGTTAGACATCGAGGCCCAACAGGCCTTAGCACTTGCCTCACAGATGGTCGGTCAAGACGCACAGCAAAACCTGGCGCAGTATGTTCAGCAAATCCAGGCGCTGGCACAAAAAGTTTCACAAGCCCAACAGTCTCAACAACAAAATGCCGCCGCGGCAGATCCAACTGCACAGGTTATCCTTAAGACACAGATGGCAGAGACTCAGCGCAAGCAGGCAGAGTCACAGGCTAAGATGCAGATGGAGATGCAGCAAGATCAGCAGACCTATCAGCTTAAGATTGCTGAGCTACAGCAAAAAGTGGCAGAGCTACAGACTAAGTACCAGACCCAGACCGCGATTGATGCCAACAGAAACGCGACACAGATTGCTATGGCAGACATCAACAACGCATCACGCGAGCGTGTGGCCTCTATAGCGGCTCAGGCGGGTCTAAATAGCGATCAGATGGCTATGGCACACGAACAAAATCTAACGGCTCTGGAGGCCTCTCATCAGGCACAGCAGGATATTAGACAGCATGGCCTAGAGATTGAACAGCAACAGTTCCAGAAGCAGGCGGAACAGGTTCAGCAGCAAATATCCGCCCAACAACAGGCTCAGCAGCAGGCACAAGGCGCACAGCAACAGGCACAGCAATCTGGCTTAGAGCACGCACAGACCCTACAGCAAAACGATCAGCAACATCAACAGGCACTAGAGCAACAGGCAGCAGCACCACAACCAACACCCCCAACAGGAGCACAGTAATGGCAAAAAACCCACAAGACGGCGGCGAATTAGGCTTTCGTAAGACATACAAAATGACTGGAACCCAAAGTTCCGGTGGCGGCCCAGATGCCAAGGTAGACAACGGATCATCTGGATCCAAGCGCGCTAATAACGCCGTATTAAATGGTAACAAAATGGCCAAAGACAGCAAAGTCGGCCCAGGTAAAAACCTTAAAGACATCGGCGGAGGCAATTTCTATTAATATTTGGGGCGGATTTTCCGCTTCATTTGCATTATTATTAATATGAAAGACTTTATTAGTGAAATTATCTCTCGTACGAGAGATGAACAAGCAAAATTGGCGGAAACCCTTACCGCTGGAATAAATGTCAATACCTTTGAAGACTACCAACGTTTAGTTGGAAGATTTGAAGGTTTTAAGGCAGTACAAGACATTATAAATGAAATTTTAAGGGAAGACGAAGAAGACCTGTAAAGGTTAAGGAGCACTGAACAGTGTTTGATTTAAAAGGCAATGAAGAGCCGGATACAAGATCAGAGGAAGAATGTTTTCCCAACATCGACACCGGTATTGAGGTAGCTGGAGACCGAGTTTTAGTTCAACTAAGGCGCGAAAAGTCAACCAGCAAAGGCGGAATCATCTTAGTTGATGAGACCAGACAGACGTTACGGTTTAATGAGACGGTTGCAAAGGTTGTCCAGGTCGGACCCTTGGCATACAAGTCACCAGAAGACTTAACACCCTGGATCGAAGGTCCTTGGTGTAAAGAGGGTGATTTAGTTCGTACTATCAAGTACGGCGGCGATCGTTTTGTTGTTAATCCTGATGATGAAGGTTCACCAGTGGTGTTCATTACTCTCCAGGCCCGTGAAATCATTTCTCGCATCAAGTCGTTTGAGTATGCGCAGAAAATGAAGGCGTTTGTAGACTAATTTTGAAAGAAAATTATGGCAGAAAATGAAAAAGACGTTCCCATAAAGGAACAAGAAGACGGATCGGTACTCGTAAAAGTTGAGGCTCCAGAAGAGTTTGACGAAGAGGTCGAAGACAAAAAAGAAGGCGGCAAAGTAGAAGCCTCCGACGATGATGACGACGAA